TCCTTGCACAATACCTGAATGTAAGAGTAGGCCCAGATAAAGCACAACAGCTCTGGGATGGGCTACATAAGAACAACATGAGTAAGTGTGTTAATGGGAAGCTGGTTAAGAGGTCTGATGGTAAAATACTTAAGCCTGTAGACTATGTTAAGTTTAATATTGATAGATATTTATAAGGGGTATATATGTTAAAAGGAGAGTATGAGAGCTTCATACACGCTAGTAGATATGCTAGATGGCTACCTGAGAAGGGTAGAAGAGAGTCTTGGCCTGAAACGATTACTCGTTATCTTGACTTCTTTGAAGCTAGAGGTCAGATAGATGGTGAAGACTCTGCCGAGGTCTATGAGGCTATCTTTAATACAGATGTTATGCCCAGCATGAGAGCACTAATGACTGCTGGTCCTGCACTAGAGAGGGACAATATAGCAGGGTTTAATTGCTCATACATAGCAATAGATCATCCTCGTTGCTTTGATGAACTGATGTATGTATTGATGTGTGGTACTGGTGTAGGCTTCAGTTGTGAACGTCAGTATATAAATAAGATGCCAGAAGTGGCAGAGGAACTATATGATACAGAGACAATCATTAATGTTAGAGATAGTAAACTTGGGTGGGCAACCTCATTCAGGGAGCTTATTGCATTGCTCTATTCAGGTAAAGTACCACAATGGGACACAAGCAAGGTTAGAGGAGCTGGTGAACGACTCAGGACTTTTGGAGGTAGAGCAAGCGGTCCAGAACCTTTGGAAGACCTTTTTAGGTTCTCAGTTGAACTCTTTCGAGGTGCTAGAGGAAGACGACTAACAAGCATTGAAGTACATGACTTGTGTTGTAAGGTAGCTGATATAGTTGTTGTAGGTGGTGTAAGACGTAGTGCTCTCATCTCCCTATCCAACTTAACAGATGATAGAATGCGTAGAGCTAAGACTGGTCTCTGGTGGATGGATAATCCACAACGAGCACTGGCTAATAACTCTATCTCTTTTACAGAGAAACCAGACTTTATCTCTTTTCTAAATGAATGGACAAGCTTATATGAATCAAAATCAGGTGAACGTGGTATCTTCTCCCGTACTGCTGCTGAAAATCAAGCAGCTAAGTCGGGACGCAGAGAACCTTGTAAAGACTTCGGAACAAATCCTTGCTCAGAAATCATACTTAGGCCAAACCAATTTTGTAACCTTAGCGAAGTCGTCGCTAGAGCTGACGATACAACTAATGACCTTAAACGAAAGGTTAGAATTGCTGCTATCATCGGAACTCTCCAATCAACCCTCGTTGACTTCAGATACCTAAGACCTATCTGGAAGCGTAACACAGAGGAAGAAGCACTACTTGGAGTATCAATCACAGGGATAATGGATCATAAGATACTTAATGACCCAAACAACCCTGACTTACCTAAACTTTTAGAGGAGTTAAAGGATGTTGCGATACAAACTAACGCAGTTTGGGCGAAGAAGCTTGGGGTTAACCCTTCGGCTGCCATTACTTGTGTTAAGCCTAGCGGGACTGTTAGTCAGCTTGTTGATTCGGCTTCTGGAATACATCCTAGATTCTCTGAATACTACATACGAACGGTTAGAGCAGACCAGAAAGACCCTTTAGCTTTGTTTATGAAGGATCAAGGGTTCCCTTGTGAGCCAGATGTAATGAAGCCAGACAACGGGTTAGTATTCAGCTTCCCCATGAAGGCACCTTACTGTGCAGTAACAGTTAAAGATGTTGGAGCTATGGAACAGCTAAAACTCTGGAAAATATACCAAGATCATTGGTGCGAACATAAACCCTCAATTACTGTATACTACAAGGACCATGAATTCCTAGAAGCAGGACAGTGGTTGTACAATAACTTTGATGCAGTGTCAGGTATTAGCTTCTTGCCTTACTCAGACCACACCTATAAGCAAGCGCCTTATCAGGAGATAACTGAGGAGGGTTACGAAGAAGCTCTTGCTAATATGCCAAAAGACGTTAACTGGAGTCTGTTATCTACTTATGAAGAAGAGGATAACACCTCTGGTTCACAAACAATGGCCTGTACAGGTAATTCATGTGAGATGGTAGACATATAATGTTTTTAACACTGAGGAATTTAATATGGCCAAAGAAAGAGATTACAAGCAAGAACGAAAGACAGCGATTGCCAGAGGTGAGACGGGAGTTGGAAGCAATTCAGGAGATGCTAAACGACATAGAGCACGGCGTAAGAAACAAAAGCAAGTTGGACGAAAGCTCTCTCCTGAAGAGCATGTTGACCATGAGACTCCGGTTAAATCGGGCGGTGGTAATAACGTATCAAATCTCAGAATCGTAAAGAAGAAACGTAACCTATCCGAAGGAGGCAAGATGGGTAACAAGGCAGGGAAAGCTGCTGGAGGAAGGAAGAGTAAGAAATGAGCCTACACAAAGAGTTCGGATACCAAGTACCTTGCTTAATTGTACAACCTAACCTTAGGACAATGAATGAGTATTATGTCAAAGAAGACTATGAGACGGTTATACAAGGAGAGCACATCTTCATCGAGAAGGGATTCTCTTATGACGGAGCTAGTATCCCTTGGCCGCTGTGGCCTATACTTGGACACCCAATGCACCCCAGATTGTGTACAGCAGCAGGGATACACGATAAGGGTTATAGAGGTGTCTTGCCAAGAGATGTTGCAGACTTAATGTTCTATAATGTATTGTTAGATCATGGTTATCCTAAATGTAAAGCTAAGATAGCGTACCTAGGTGTTCGTCTCTTTGGGGGATTTTACTACAGAGGTTAGTATGTTTGAGGTTGACCGCCCTTTAAGGGTAGAGACAAAGGTTGCACAAATCATAAGCCAACAAGCAAGAACGGGGGTACATTTTGAAAAGGTAAAGGCTAACTGGTTACTGCTAGGCTTGTCTGAGAAAGTCTTCGCTATAGATAGGAAGGCTGTTCCTCAGATGCCACTTATGTTAGTTAAAGGTAATGTCTTTAAGAAACCTTTCCTTAAGAGCGGTAAACCAGTTAAGTATGTAAAGACCTATGCAGAGGAACATGCCAGTGAAGAGTGGCTATCACAAGTAGCTGCTCCCTTTAGTAGAGTATGGTATGAACCCTTTGATATGGGTAAAACCACTAAGATAAAAGAATGGCTAATAAAGGAAGGGTGGGAGCCTGAAGAGTGGAACACTAAGAAGAGTGACCCAGAGAAAGTTGATGAATATTTGGAGGCTCTCAGAGGCTCTGTATGGAAAGAATTCATGGACCTGTACCTTGGTATACCTAAACTTAGAAAACGCTGTAGTGGGCCTCTCAGGAGGTCTCAGGTACGGTCCCACTTACTGTCCTTGAATAAATGGCCTACTTCCCCTAAGTTACCTAAGGATGATGAACAGTTTGACTTTGAAATGAGGAAAGTTGAATCATCTGTTGGGTTGTTAGTTAGGGAGAGGTTAATGCTATCCCATAGAAGGTCACTCCTACGTGGACTGATTAAACTGGTAAGAGCAGATGGTAGGATTAGTGCTAGTGCTAACCCATGTGCTACACCAACCTTCAGGATGAAGCATAGAGGAGTGGTGAATATTCCATCAGCTAAGAGTCCTTATGGTAAGCAGATGAGACAACTGTTCTCTGCACCTAAAGGGAGGGTGTTTATGGGGTATGATGCAAGTGGCCTAGAACTTAGGATGCTTGCTCACTACATCAACGATGCCGCATATACTGATGTAATTTGTAATGGTGATGCACACACAATGCACCAACAGATGGCTGGATTACCAACCAGAGATGATGCTAAGACATTCATCTATGCCTTCTTATACGGAGCAGGTAATGCCAAAATTGGGAGTATTGTTGGTGGGTCATCACAGAGAGGAGCTGCATTAAAACAACAATTCTTATCATCTAATCCTAGCCTAGAACGCTTAATAACAGAGGTCCAGAAAGAAGCAGAAACAGGGTACTTGACAGGTCTTGATAATCGTCGTATAATAATGAGACGAAGTGAAGGAAGACCTATGCTGCATAAAGCATTGAATACCAAACTGCAAGCTGCTGGAGCTGTTGTTATGAAGTATGCAATGGTGTTCCTTGAACATTGGATTAAGAAAGAAGGTCTTGATGCTGTAAAAGTAATAGACATGCACGACGAGGGCCAATATGAAGTTGCCCTTAAGGATGTAGAACGAGTAGCACACCACATGGAACACTGTGTTGCTTATGCTGGTGAACATCTAAAAATGAATGTACCTTTAGCTAGTGAAGCTAAGGTAGGAAAGAATTGGTATGATACACATTAAAACTAAGAGAGAATATTTATGAGCAATATCCCATCCATGTCTTCAGGTCAATCTACAGAATACTCAATCATCAAGAAGGGTGCATACCCAGCAAGGTTGGTTAAATTTGTAGGTTTTGGTATGCAAGAACAGCAACCATATAAAGGTACACCCAAAGCACCTGCTTTCAAGGGACTGTTCTTGTTTGAATTAATTGGTAAAACCATTACAGCAACAAAGGGAGAAGAAACTAAAGAGTTACCTGCTGTAATTATGGCATCTCTTAATGTATTCCCCGGTGGATCAAGGGGTAAGACTTTTGAGTTGTGTGAAATCCTAGATGATACCCTCTCTGCTGTACCGGGTAATCTTGATTGGTTTAAAGAACAACTGGACAAGACATTAATCGTTACTGTAGGAACCTATGTTTCTAAGAAGGATCAAAAAGAACGTAACTGTTACAATGGTGCTTCTGCTATGTTAGAGGGAATGGAAGTAGGTGCTGCTACTGTAGACCTAGTATTCTTTGATCCCTATGATGGAGGTGAAGAGATGAAGCAAGTATATGATAAACTCCTTCCTTGGGAAAGAAAAGTAATTGGTGAAGCAGTTGATGCACAACACATACCGTTTGCTGGTATGGAAGTAACAGCACAAGATGTTCCTAATGAGGACGCTGATGATGGAGCTTACTAAGGGAGCACTAACTAAGCAAGAAGGAGGGGGGCATTACTTGCTCCCTATCCAGCCTGTTGAATATATTACAAAGAACAACATACCTTTCCTAGAAGGGAATGTTATTAAGTATGTAACTAGACACAAGAAAAAGAATGGGATAGAGGATATCAAAAAAGCAATCCATTATTGTGAGCTAATATTAGAACTACAATATAAGGATCAACATGACTCTATATAACACTAAATACTATGACGTGATTATTACTGAAGCAACAATAGAAGGGGAAGATATTAAAGTACCTGTCTATGGTGTAATTAATAACAAGACTGGTATCATTGAAGAGAAGACTAAACACTTCCCTGCTGCTATTGAGATAGCTGATGAGTTTACTGAGTATCTAACTAAGCATTATAACAAGATAGAAGGAGGTGCAAGTGTCTCGTCGATTAACAGCACTATCAAGACCGTCCAATGAGAGGTGGGAAGACATTGTTGTTATAGCTGAAGGCTCAGAGGTGGCAGGTTATTCTGTCACCCCTTCTGACTTTGCTAAGGCTAAAAGGTATAAGACAGCAATAGAGCAGGTTTATGGTGCAAGCCTAGATCACTTTATTGCAGCCTATAGTAATAGCCAAATATCAATAATGAACTTCCTTAAATTCGAAGATAGTTCATATAAGAAGTTTATTACATCAAGTAATAATCAAATCTTCTTAAAAGCAATCCTTAAGAGGGCGTATAAGGTAGCTGAAGGTATGACTAGCAGGCTTTACTTATTAACCAGAGAAATAACTAGGCATCTAGATTATGACCGTAAAAATAGACGTAGGACTTCTTGATGCAGATATCCTAAGATATGAATTAGGTTCCATAGAGATGCCTCATCCATTCCTAGGAGAGGGAGTAACAACCCCTTGCTCAGAGAAGAAGATAGAGGAACTTCTGCATGATAGGATCGAAGGAATTAAACAAGCTATTGGTACAGATAACATACTATCGCTTCTTACCGGTAAAGGGAATTTCAGGGATGAGGTCTCAGATCTCGAACCTTATAAAGGAAATAGAGAAGGTAGTACAAAACCCTTCCATTGGCAAACCGTGGATGAGCTTCTTAAGGGGGAGTATGGAGCAGTTGAAGTACATGGAAATGAGGCAGATGACGTTCTGGGACTCACAGCAAGAGCTGAACAAGCTAAAGGAAGAACCCCTGTTATCTGTTCCAGAGATAAAGACCTTAGAATGGTCGAAGGATGGCACTACTCTTGGCCTTGTGGTGAACATCAACCAGAAAAACCACTCTATTACATTTCAGAAGAAGAAGGTGAGAGATGGTTTTGGACTCAGATGCTCACAGGAGATGCCACAGACAATATTATGGGATGTGGTTTTCGCATTGACAAGATATATAAATCAGGAGCAAGAAAAGGACAACCTTACAGACAACGACAAGGGATTGGCCCTAAGGCTGCTGAAGGAATTCTCGTCAATTGCAAGAGCACAAAGGACTACTTTAAACTTGTTAGAAGCTCATATATCAAAATCTTTGGAGAGGATGCAGAAAAGAGAATGCTAGAGATGG